AAATTTTAATTTGTAGTAAATGAGTTGTTGGGATGTAAAATATGCGTATATAATATAATTATGACCCCAATATCCCGGATTCCTTGTCCACATGGGTTCTGTGATAGAATTTTCCATAACCCATTTCCCTGCATCTGTTTGTTGCCATTTATAGATAGGGTCTGCTACCAGTAAGTCCGGATCATCTACATCGCCCATAAGTATACTATGGACTTTGTATTTGATTGTAGCTTCTGTCATTTATCTACCTGTTTAATCAAATGATTTTTAAAAACACTTTTTGTAGGAAGTATTCCTTTTAATATTAAACCGCCATTGGTGCAGGCAAAGCACCATGACTTTGGTAGTTTTCGAGTCGAATATCATCTATTGTGAATTTGTCAATATCTATAATATCAGGATTCAACCAAAGTTTTGGCAATGGTAAAGGATCTCTAGATAATTGCTCTTTTACTTGAGTTAGATGATTTTTATAGATATGCGTATCACCTGTACTAATAATTAATTCTCCTACACCTAAGTTGCACACTTGGGCAATCATATGAGTTAACAATGCATAACTTGCATAGTTAAACGGAGCCCCCAAATATACATCCTGACTTCGTTGGTACATGTGGCAGCTTAACTCTTTATTACTATTCACATAGAATTGGCACATAACGTGACAGGGAGGCAGTGCCATTTGATCTAACTCACCCGCATTCCATGCATTAAGAATATGTCTACGACCATTAGGATCTTTTTTGATACCTTCAATCAAGTTTTTGATTTGGTCAACTTCATTGATATGTAAGGTACCTTGACGATTATATTGATTGCCAAATTCATCAACATAATATTCGCCTTTGTGTAGTACAGGGCTACGCCAATGTCTCCATTGTACACCATATACACGACCCAAGTCACCCTCAAATTTTGCTTTAGGTTTCCAGTAACTTGCTAATGCATTAGGTGTCCAAATTGTAGTTGTACCATCTTTTGACCCATGTGTAATTTCTGCAAGCCTACGCTCATCACCTGAACCCTCGATGAACCACAACAATTCTCCTACCACGGCCTTCCATGCTAACTTTTTTGTTGTGACTGCTGGGAAGCCTTTTCTTAGATCAAATCTTAGTTGTCTTCCAAATACAGAGAGTGTTCCTATTCCGGTTCGATCATCTCTAATCTCCCCGTTGTCTAAAATATCCTGAAGTAAATCTAAATATTGTTTCATAAATTGTTTAGTAACTTGTCTGTCTGTGGTTGTACCGTTTCAGCAATGCTTTCAACATTCAATATGAACTCAAAACTGGTAATTAGAGGATCTAGTTCAGTAAGTTTACGACTAACTACTTCTTCTACTTCTTCAGGATCTAGTCCTTGTTTTAATAAAGATTGTATATTGATGGTATGTTGTTTTTTACCAATCATTCTTACCACAATCTTTTTAATAAATTGTACAGGAACTCTACTTTTTTCTACATCTTCAAGTATGTGTTCCCATTTGCTTAGGTATTCTGGAGACATTTATTTTTGTTTAATTTGTAATTGTTGCCTTTGCAGGGCGACCACGCTTTTTAGCAGTTGGTAATATAGACGGTGCAGGTGTAGCTACACCTAACATTTCATTAGCCTGATCCCTAAGTCTTTGACTTTCTGCTAGTAAACCCTTAGCCTCTAATTCCATTTTTATTGCTTGTTGTTTCAAATTATTTGCCAATGTATCATCACCTAATACACCTGCAGGAGCATTAGATACAGGAGGAGTAGGTGTATTATTTCTAATCTGTTTAGCAATATCTACATCTTGCTCACCGACTGTATTATTAATTTCAGCCATTCTTTTTACTGCTTGCTCACCTTGTTGCATTTCATTTAAAATTTTGTTCAATTCGTCAAGCTTAATTTTAGTAGTAGGACTTGGTGTTACAGTAACTTGGCTTGTTTGGGTTTTCTTTAACAAACCTTCAGCATGTAAAATTTGCAAAATAATTTTACCATCCTTAGTGTAACTGCGATTCAATGCATCAGCTAGATTCTCACTATTTTGACCAATATCACTCTCAATACATCTTATCAATGCATCGTGTATATGTGCATTCAATGTTTCGGTATATACAACTAAACACATATGTGATTCATTTGGCACTTCTCTAAAGACGATAGCTACTTTGCGATCACCTATTTTTCCAACGTGTCTTAAAAAACTCATAAAATTCTCCTTATGCTTTTACAGCTCAATATATTTAATACTATTGTTGGTTACCAAAAAAATTATTAACTTCCGCCCCAACGCAATTCGTATATCATTGCTTCTTTTGGGTCTTCAAAAAATATAATATTTTTCATATCAGGGAAAGCAAATATCGATTGAGACAAGTCATCATACGCAATATTGCTAATACAATATCTACCTGATAATTTACTTAATACCCACATGTGTTTTTCTTCAGTAAGAGTTGCACTTGTTTTTATAAAGTGAGGTGGTAAATGCAGTACCTCACGATTACCAAACCAAGCTATAGGATTAATATCAATCATCTTGTAAGTGCATCCAACATTTTATACTTACTATATGCCTCAGCTACAATAGGATTAGAGTTTTGATTTGTAGGTACAATATCTAACCAAATTTGATTTCTAAAAATAGGGTGTACATATGGATTACCACTATAGTTTCTAGGCTGATGTATCTTGCCATTTTTGTATAAAGTCTCAGCCATTTTTAATACATCTTCATGTGAAAATTCTTCACAATCAAAGTCAACTGATATATCACCCATCATATAGTATGCCTCTACAATTTTAATGTATTTGTCAAAATCGTCTGACATAGTGGATGTAATAATGCACACAACATCCTCTTCTTTAACTTCTTTATTCATCAAAGAATTTAAACACCTGCGCAAACTTGTGCCAATTAACATTCCTCATCCTTAACTATTTGATATACCATTTCTGCCTGTTTTACTATATCCGCTAATGCCGTATTTGTTTCACACTCTAACAAAATTTGTTTCCATAAGTACCAACGATCATAGTGTGGTTTTTCAGGATCTTCTATAACTGTCATTCTTTCTGTTGAGCCTACCTTACGTGAGTATACTGTTTTGCCACCATCAGGTGATTCATAGATGATGATCTCCTCAATATTTTTTATCATCATCTATGTTTGAATCAATAAAGATAGCCATTATCTTTAAGACAATGACTATCGCTACTAAACCTACAAAACATTCTATTACAAATGTTAGCACGATTTAGCTCCCTTGTACCTCATCATAGATCGCCCATGTACCGAAAGGGGGATGGGGATCTTTGTCACCATGAATAATCCATGTAGTATCACAGAAGTTTGCATCACCCCAACTACCAAAAGGATAGCCATCAGTAAAAACAATCAAACGTTTAGGCTCAATTGCCTCTTTCTTTAAGTAATCAAAGATACAATCAAAATCAGTACCACCTCCACCTTGTGGTTGATATTCTTCGATTGTGTCCATATTCTCACTTGTGTAGTCTGCTGGATTATAAATTGAAGTGTCAAAACAGAACACATGCACTTTGTAGCCATCAAATGCACTCATCATACCTGAGATTTCACCCAAGAATTGTTGTGCTTGTTTATCACTAATTGAGCCACTCATGTCAATTGCAATAGTAACATCAATTTCTTCACCGGGTGTCATGCCGGGCATGATAGCATCCATGTGCCAACTTCTACGACTAGGTCTCATCCAAGAGTAATCTGTGCGAATAGCACTAGTCAAATTAGTTTGCAATAGTTCACGCCAAGGCATTACAGGGTTAACGTGTTGCTTAATCAAACGTTCAACACCTTTCGGCAGTGAGCCTGCCTCTGCACTTTGTGCGGCATTGATAATTGCTTGTTTAACTTCTTGGCGAATACGTTCTTTTTCTTCAGGACTTAGTTTAGGTCTTTTACTTTTACTTTCACCGTCACCATCGCTCTCACCTTCTTCACCATCCATATGATCATCTAACAATTGCTCAACCAAATCATCAATATTAATTTTCTTGACATTCTTCATCAAGTCATCATAGATTTCTTCAGCTGGTAGACCATCATATTTTTGTTCATACAAACAAGGTACAGTGGTAATGAATTGACCTACTTTGTGTCTTTTCAAATCAGCGTTAACTGCATAGTCATCAGCAATATTCCATATCTGAGGATCACGTGTATTTCTACGACCAATGTGATCATATACTACGTGCAACACTTCATGACCTACTAAGAATTCAACTTCTTTAGGTTTCAACATTTTAATGAAACGACTATTATAATAAAATGTACGGCCATCAGTTGCGGCAGTTGAACACCATTCATCAGCATTTACAAGTTTAAGCCTTGTTGCTAAGTTACCGAAAAAACTATGTCTCAACAACAAACCAATTCTAGCACCTATGAGCAATTCACGTGCTTGGTGATCAATCTTAGGATCCATAGGACCTACTAAGTCATCAAACTTACTTGATTTTTTCTTACTGGGATTAAGTACTTCGCTCATAGTTTCTCCTTGTTAATAGACATATTATAACATATTTTGTATTTAATGTCAAATTCCCATACCCCTGAAACCCCTATCAAATGCAATACGTGCGTAGGGTGGTGCACTGGTAATATAGAATTCTTCAGCTTGAATTTTGCTCATACCTTTTGCTCTTGCACGTTGACCCACTGCATAAAAATATTTCTTACCTGACATATTAAATCCTTTTTAAAAAAGGTGAGAGTATTTCTACCCTCACCATAAAAGTACTTTCGTACTTGGAGCTTATGAAAAATTACTGACCTGCTTCCACAATGTACTTACCATACTTCTTATGAAACTCATCAAAGTTCTTTAATTGAGTTGGTTCAATTGGAAGTTTGTAAGTCTTCAATGCAATCTTAGCACCCATAACAACCAACTCTGTTTCAAAGTTGTTCATCATGTATGTAAAGAAGTTTTCTGCCATACCATGAAACTCTTTTGATGTAATTTTCTTATTGTCAATTGCATCTTTCAACTCATAGCACATAGCAATAGTTAATGCATACATAGCACTAATTTCTTTGATAGCCAAGTCTTTTACTTTGCCATTTAGAATTTCTGTTGGCTCGGGCATCTTACCTGCGATTTTGCGGTGAGCCATAAACTTAACTGCAAGACCCTCACCAACTGCACCTGCTACCAAGTTGAATTGAGTATCACTATCAATATCTTCATCATTCAACAAGTCACTAACAAAACACCAACTACGGGGTGTTGCAAATGCACGACTACTTGATTTGCTATCAAAATCATACAAATCATTTTTAGCAAATGACAAGTAACCAACGACGTCCTTGTGAATGTTTTTATTCACGGCCCATGTCTGCCATGATGTAAAGTCAGGGCGCATTTCTAAGTGAATGAAACGATTAGCAAGGGGCATTGGCATACGATATGTAACACCTTTATCAGTTTCTCGATTACCAGCAGCAACAATGCTAACACCGTCGGGTAACTTATAGGTACCAACACGGCGGTTAAGAATTAATTGATAAGCAGCAGCCTGTGTGGCAGGAGCTGCAGAGTTCAGCTCGTCTAAAAATAAAATTGCTGTACTATCAGGATCTGTAGGAAGTTCTACAGGTGGAGCCCAACACATCGTGCCTAGTTTGGAATTAAAGTAAGGAATTCCTTTAACATCAGTGGGTTCCCACAGACTCAAACGAACATCAATCACTTCTCGACCTTGTTCTTCGCCTACCTGTTGAACAATTTCGCTTTTACCGATACCAGGAGGTCCCCATAAAAATACTGGACGTTTGATTTTGATACATTTACGAATGCTTTTTTTAGCTTCGTTAGGGCTAACTGTGCGATTTGCGGAAATTTTTTCTGCCATGTGACACCTTTGAAATGAGTTTCGATTAAAAATTACTACTGAAGCGTTATTTTATTAGATTTTTAATTCAGTGTCAATGAATTTTTGAAAGAGTATTTTTGGATTTACCAAATTTGTATAAATCGCCGCCAAACAATATCATTTGTACCGCTACTTTTTCTCGAGAAACATAGATGGCAGTTTTATTAATATACCATGGACAATCTATAAACTTATCTAGCCAAATAACCAATTGACTTGTCCAAACTGTATTTCCTGGTAAATCAATTTTATAAAATTTTAAAAAGTTACTGAATGATTTAAATCCTTCCGAGGTTAAACGCAGACTTCTTTCACCATTTGTTCTTATATTAAACCACCAAGATTTATAGTTTTTTCGTATCAAGACATCGTCGGGTGTTTGGCCCAAGGAATCTTTTAATGTTTCCAAGGTTAATTTATATTTGGTATCCATGATGCATTGTACTTATGCGACCTTTTGGCCGGTTACTAATTTATAAACAGAAAAATCATTGGTATTGAATAATTTGTTTAATTTTTCTGACAAATTTAATGCGTGACCAACATTGGAAAAGGATACCTTTTTGTATTTAGGTCCTACTTGTTGTGCAACAATTGAGTTGGTTTTAAGATTAATAGGGCTATCTTTATAAAAAACTGCCCAAATTGCCTCGGCTTCTAACACCTGTTCGGTTTTAAAATTTTTTTTATTAGTGATTTCTAATAAAATATTAGGTTTTGGACGTGACATAGTGTGTTCCCTATTGAATTACACACTTATTTATTCAAACTTTTTTTAAAACAGCCCTCCGTCCATTTTTATGGACAATGATGCAGGCTGATTTTGTGAATTTTGTAATTTTTCGTCTAATTCACCTGCAAGCCTAGTCATTACTACAGCTAGACTGTCTGACAACATTTGCACATCTTTTATATCTAAAATTAATTTTTTTTGATTATTTTTGATAGCGATTCTTGCCTTTTCGAGATAATTTTCAATAGGTAATGTATTGAGTTGATTCATTGTTTATTGACCACATTTAATTGAATTTTCATTTCTTGTTCGGTCTTAAATGGTCCTTGATAAGGATATCGTTCTAGTGTAATCAATTTTGGACAAAAACTTTTTGCCCACCTTTTACGGAATTTAATTATATAATATCCTGCGCAGTATAAACTTTTACTTTTTGAATTCTTAGAATAAATTGGTAATTTTTTCTTTATATTGTACACAGAATTAAATGGACGACAGCTACAAGGAAAGTCATAGATTGAGTTAATATCATTATTTTTCAAGTTTGACTTGATATTATTGAGACTTTCTTTAAAAAGTTCTTCGCCAAATTTTGATTTTACCGCAGATATGTCTTTTAACTCTATTTTCTTTCCTTTGGTAAAAAATGCATATCCTTTTTCTTGTTTATTTAGAGTTCCAAGTTTACTTCCATGTTCTTCTAAAATCCATGCTTTATTAGGAATTAATACTTTTGCGTTGGTATTCATATATATCTTCTTTATTATTTAATATGATTGATATTTGGCATTTAATGCTTCAACATAGCTGTCAATTTGCTCTGTTATTTTTACTAAACTATAAGAATTACAAAACTTCAATAATCGTATTCCTACCTGACCAACATTTTTATTTTGATTTCGAGCATTATCTATTGTCTCTTTGATAACTGCTTTAATTTCTTCGGGCTGTGCGGTTAGATCGCACAATTGAACATTTCTTTGATAATCTTTAATCACCTGATGCTCAACTCCTTCGTGATCAGTCCAGCGTTGGAGCATTAAATTATTCCAATTGTATCCTTTAGAATTCCTATCTGCATACGCCTCTTGCAATCCAACTTTATTTTTAGTGCCTTTGGTTCTTACGCCGGGATATGCGCTAAAGATATTGTCGCTGGTGTCTCCGCGCATGCATTTTTCAAAAAGTAACCACTCTGGATCCGGCGCTGTTTTTTCCGCATTGGTTTTCTTATCTACAACGGGCTTGCCTTTTTCGTCAAAATAACCTTCATGAGTAATAGTTACTCCGCTTATTCCGTTATACTGACGAACATTAGGCGCCACTAATTGTGCAAAATCACCATCGGTACTAATGATAACATGATCCTTGTCTGGATGTGACTGTATCCATCCAGCAATGAGATCATCGGCTTCCAATTGTGGATGCTGTAACACAGTACAATTCGTTTTATCTTTAACAAAGTCTTTAAATTGATCAAATGTTTCCCAAAAAATACGATCTTCTTCGGCTTCTTTGGGACTTTGTGCGGCACGCGCTTCGGTACGCTGTCTTTTATAAGGCGGGTAAATATCTTTACGCCAAGATCTTCCTTCTAGACAAAAAACCACATGACTTCCATTAAAATCTTTCCAACTTTTCCTAATACTGGTCAAGATGGTGTGTATGCTCATGCCAACTTTGTCATCCAAACTTCCCCATGTGGCGTGTCTGGCGCGAAAGAATGTGTTAGCTGTATCTACAAGAATATATGT